ATCCATAGTGAACATGGTTTGGTCATACTCTTCTGACCTGAAGTAAGACACATTATCAAGATTGATTGTGTAAGTGTGAGATTGAATTATGATTGTCATGATTATTTTCCTTATATATGTTTGGTTTCAGATATTATAAATGGTTCGCCTTTTCTATTCTTCTTATCTTTTACAATAGTTTGATTCACAACCATTTTAGTGTTGCGCTTTTTATTTTCTGATATTGTTATTTGTTTCATGAGTTTCTCCTTTTAGATACAACAACACGCAAACCATTCTTGGTTAGATATGTTATTACTTTAGATGTTTCAGATAATATTTTGCCATAAGACATACAATGGCTAATCAATATTGTTATTGGGTTCATGCTATACCACCTTTTTTGTTATACACAACGGCTCTACAATCTAAACATAGCCTATCATCAGGCACAGGGACTTCATTGACTTTAGCTTCATAATCACAATTCCTGCAACCCCACCATACTGGTGCATTGTTTGCATAATCAATGAGAGACTCAGCAAGACCTTTAAAAACTGTTACAATGTCACCATCTTCTTTACATTGAATAACTTCACTCCCGTCTAATGACACAACATCATATCCAGAACGTTTTGCAATAGCGACCCCATTATCATCAAGGTCAATTTCTTCCCAATTACTGTTAGAACCAAATCTAATTAAATATTTAGTCATGATTGTTTCTCCTTTATTAAGGTTATTGCCCAAGTTAATACAAAAGTGATACATAAAGTGTGTGTGAGCTTGCATTGCTTTATACACCTGATATACCCACGTTACGTGATATATTCTGCTTTATTACAACACAAGCCCAACAACACACAACAAAAGGGGTGTTAACCCCTCACCTAGGTAAGGCTACCGGGGTTCACTGGGGTGGCATCTGGGTCTTCCCATACTAACTTCCAGCCATTAGCTACACATATAGTGTTAAGGAACTGAAGATGCGCTACACCTTTACGTACTATGTCATTCTGACTAGGTATAGAACCAATGAATCGGTTATACCCACGCTTAACATCAGCCTTAGCATGTGCAGCCATCATGTCACGCCACGTCTTCGCAGCACTTTCCTTCACCTCTTCATGTGTGAATTGCTCAGTCATAATAGACTCCTTTGTTTATTGTTAATAGATTCTAATATATTTATATATAATCAAAAATAACGTAAATTCGTTTTACGAAAACCCCCGATAGGGGGGTATATAGGTAAAAAAGGTTGAATATCAAAATGGTGTATTTTTTTTTAGGAAATGACTTGGTCAAATAGTAGTTTCATTATACTTGACAAGTATTTAAATTAATGGGTGGTAGGGAGGGAATAAATAAAGGGGTGAATATTTTAATGGGAAAAAATCGAACATTACGTGATGGAAAAAATAGAAAATTTTTGGCCAAAGTTGGCAATATCGTGGTTAGTAGCCGTGTTCGTTATAATGCCGATTCGACATGTGTCTCCCCTATTGTTCAATTTAATATGTGTAGTTCTTCTTTGGGTGGCGATATACAAGTTAACTATGCAAAAAAGTAAATAAAGTCTTATATTCTACAATGGCAGAAGTAATAAAAGAATTGTTGGAGTTTTCAATTAAAGAACAGGAGATAGCTTTAAAGAGTTTATCTAATGATTGTAATCCAATAGAAATAAATGGAGAAGTGTTTATTATCCCAAAAGAAGTAAATGAATTAATAGACAATCTTTTTTTACAATTACAAGATTTGAAATTTGGAAAAGAAATCAATAAAGGGTAAAGCTCATTATGTCTACGATGACATAGATGAGTTTAAGGCTCATCATCCAAATAGGGTAGTAAAACCAGACTGGCGTGATTCTGATGAGGGTGATTGGGTATTCAGTGATGATGGTAGGATAGTCCAATTACTAAAAGTTAGCAAATCAGTTAAACATCCAAATGATAGGAAGAATTATACATATGCTAAAGGTTGGGTTAGGACAATAGTAGGTAGTTTCATTAATAGATATACTACAAAGATGGATACGGATTTTAGTTCCCATCCAAATAGATATACATTTAGTAAGAGTATAAATAATACAGGCAGAAGAGTTAAGGAAAGAAAGAATGTAACGAGGAAAGAAAGAGAATTTGCAACAAATATAGTAGTAGGAATGGGAGCGGTAGACGCATATAAGAAAGCATATAGTGAATTGTCAAGTAACAGTGCAAGAAAAAAAGCGACTATATTATTAAAACAGGAGAGAGTTATGAAAGAAATAGAAAAATCAGTACTAGACATAGCGAAGAGTCTTGGGATTGACCATGAATATGTTCTTAGTAAGTTAAAAAATCTTGCAGATTATAGTGAAGATGATAATATCATACTTCAGTCTACAAAAGAATTAGGTAAGATAGTTGGGACTGCAGGAAATACAGTAAAACAAAAAGATGTAGGGTTGCTTGGAGTATTTCAAGGATTCTCTCCAGATGAAATTGAAGGAGCCACAAGAGATAATAAACAAATTACGTCAATATCTTTGGAGGACAAATAATGGTTTGCCCTCGATGTACATCAATGTATACAAAAAAAGATGGGAAACGAGCTGGTAAAGATAAGATTAATCAAAGATATAAGTGTCATTCATGTAAATCTAGTTTTTCCATACCAATAGATACTGAAGTAAAAGAATATAATCTATTAGTAGAACCAGGACATATTTTTTCTTATAAGTCAAAAGAGATTATCAGAGTACATTGTCTTACAGATATTCATGTAGGTGCTCATGAGTTTGATTTAAAGAAGTTTTCAGAAGCTGTATCTACTATTTCTAAAGACCCAAATGCTGTGTGGTTTGGTAATGGTGATTTATTAGAATTGATACCTCCAAACTATAAAATATCACAAAGAGGACAATCAGTTTCACCTGATGAGCAATATTTAGCTTTTTTACAATTAGTAGCTCCTATAAAAGATAAATGCTTATTTATTCGTGGGGGTAATCATGATTTTCTTCGTAGCTTTAATATACTGGATTTTGATGTTTGCAGGACTTTAGCTGCTGAGATGAACGTTCCTTACTTTAAATACCCAGGCTATTCACGAATAACTGTTAAAGATAAGGATTGGTATCTTGTTAGTGGACATGGAAAAAGTGGTGCGAAAAATGGTGACCTTGAGTTGGACAAACTTGCAGCTGTCTATTCAGAAGGGGATGTTTTTTTACTTGGGCATAATCACCAACTCTATGCTAAACCAGTGGATTCGATTATGGTTGATGGCGATGAAGAAGCTCTTAAGCGTCGTTGGTATGTAAGAGGAGGTTCATTTTTAAGATATGCTGAGTATGCAAGATATTCTATGTACCCAATTGTAAGAACGGGATGGATTACAATGGAGTTTACAAAAGATAGTGTAAAATGTTGGGAGAATTAATCAAAAATGATATATGGAGGAAGATATTTAGTATTATGGAAAAAAGCTAAAAATGATAAGACTGATGCTTTGATGAGGTCTTTTGATACTACGATAGAAGCTAAATCATATATTCAAGGATTTGTAGAAGCTATTGTTTCTTTTACTAAAGATGCTCAAGAAGATAAATTATTAGATGAGTTTAAAATAGAGGAAGTAAATTGAAAAAGAAAAAAGTTTATTCCAAACATGATTTAAAAAGAGAAGTCCAGAACACAAGAATAGTTGTTTCAATGTTATCGGAAAGATTCTTAAATTTAGAGAAAGTTTTGCAATTGTATATTGAAATGAACAAACATGAAAAGAAATTTGAAAAGTTTTTAGATGGCAAATCAAAAGAAAAAGACAAGTAGGCATATTAATTTATTTGGGGCACCAAAAAAGAAGCCTCTTGCGCCTGCGTCTACTACAGCAGTTTCAGTAAATAAAGAGAAGTTTTTGCGTGAAAGGTATGTAGGTAATCTTATGTCTTTATCTTATGAAGATGTAAAGGATACAACAGCTGAAGGCGATTGGCACGATATTCAAAGTGCAATTCATGGAGGTATTTCTAAAACTCCTAAAGACAAAAGGAATATCATACAAAAAACAGCAGATAAGCTTTATGAGTCAGGGCCTATGGGAGCTACAGCTGCTGCAGTTGCTGATGTATTACCTGGTATACCATTTGTTGATATTATAGACCCTCCTTCTGAGCTTGATGACCCTACTATGCAGGCATCAAGAAATTTATTAGGGGCTTTAAGTATTCCACTTATGATGTCGCAAGCTCCAAAGGCTATAGGTAGAGTTGCAACTAATGTAAGAGAGCCGTTTGGATATGAAGGTTCTTTAAAAACAATTAGAAGAAATGTAATGTATGGAGGAGGAAAAGGTAGAGAAGCATATTGGGCAGAACCAAGTAAAGCTAAAAGAATTGGTGGGGCAATTGATAGAACTATAAAATCTATAGTACAAGATAAACCATTATATGAATTTAATCCTTTTGCAAGAAGGCCTTTAGCGCAATCTGCTGCATTGTCTGGAAAGGGTACTCCTCATTTGAACGCAGCAGATAAAATAAAAATGGCAAGAGATGAAGCAGTTGGTCATGCAAGAGAGTTTTTGTATAGAAAAACATTTGGGTTAAAACCAAGAAAAGGAACAAAGATTTTTAAAGAAAATAAAGATGGAACGTTAAGTTTTAATCCTAAGAGTAAAAGGGCTCAATTGCTTATAGATGAAATCAAAACAGGAAAGGAGGGTCTATTATACGAAGGAACTGATTGGCATCCAGTTATGGGAGGATATTCAGGAAAAGTTGGAGAGAAAACAATCAAATATAAAGATGTTTGGGATTTTAAAATGCATTCAGGCGAATGGAAAGATATTTTTTCACAAAACGTTCATTTAAAGGGATTGAAACAATTAATACCATATGGAGGTAAAAGAGATTTAATGGCACAAGCAGGATTAAGAACATTAATAGATGCAATAACTACTGCTCCTGTTATAAGAGGTACAGTACCTTTTTAGATGAATATAAACAGCCAAAACGTAAGTGAGGCTGAAGAAGCTTTAAAACTTGCGAATAATGACTTAATAGCATTTGGTAAACTGTTCCTTGCTAATGACTTTATGCGTAGTGAAACTCCTTTCTTTCACTATGAAATTGCTGATGTTATAGATAATAAAGAGGTTAAGCAGACAGCTATTATTATCCCAAGAGGTCATGGGAAGACAGTTCTTACAAAGGCTTCTATATTAAAAGATTTTCTGTTTTGTAGTAAAGATGACTTCCTATTCTATGCATGGGTATCTGCTACTCAGAAGTTATCAGTAGGTAATATGGATTATATTAAACATCACCTTGATTATAATGATAAAATAAAGTATTATTTTGGCAACATGAGAGGTAGTAAATGGACAGAGGAAGATGTTGAGCTGACAAATGGATGTAAACTAATTAGTAAATCTAACGTGTCTGGTATTCGTGGAGGAGCTAAACTACATAAAAGGTATGATTTAATAGTACTGGATGACTTTGAACATGAAGCAAATACAATTACAAGGGATGCAAGGGATAAAAATGCAAACCTTGTCACTGCTGTTGTTTATCCCGCGCTTGAGCCTCATACTGGTCGGCTCCGTGTTAATGGCACTCCCGTACATTATGATTCCTTTATTAACAATCTTCTTACAAGTCATGCTAAAGCTAAAAAAGAAAATAAAGATTTTGCTTGGAATGTAATTACATATAAGGCTTTAACTAGTGAAGGCTCTTCATTATGGCCTTCTTTCTTTAGTAAGAAGAAGTTAAAAGAGAAGAAGAAGTTTTATTCAGATTCAGGTCAACCACAGAAGTATTTCCAAGAATACATGATGGAAGTCATGAGTGATGAAGATGCAGTATGGACAA